GCACTGAGGTAGGCAGTTTGATTGGTGAGTCGGCGTTCCAAATCGTCCACTCTGCGTTGCAATCGGTCAATGGTTTCCGACTGTTGTTCCATGGTGACTTTGGTGTCTTTGAGAACCTTTTCATGACTCAGCAAATTGGGGCGTGGTGGAGCATCTGGATCCACTGCCCGTTTCTTTTTGACTTTGTACATGCTGAATTGGTTCATAATGATATTTATACCAGTGCTGTGACAGGTGTTGTTTCCTCTGTGACAGGTGCTGGGGGTAAGAATTGTTCCAGGTATTCTGGATCCATTTCCATCATGGCCTGTACAGCCTGTTCAGGATAACCTTCCAGGAAGTATTTGAACAGAGCCACAAAATCACGTTGAGTGGGATTGAATGAATTCTTGAACACGCTTTTGTTACGCAGATCCAGAATCACACCAGCTGTACTGATGTCACGTTTTTTCAGACCACGTGCAAATTCCACACGTTCGTCATACTGATAACTGGCATCGTTGTTGCTCCAACCTGCCAATTGGGTGTTGACATGCTCGCGTGGTTTCTTGGTGTAGAATGCTACTAAGTACAGAGTTTTCATGTTATTCCTTGTAATTCATGAGGTCCACGCCCAGATAATCGGCATGGTTTATTTTACGGCGGGTGTCTATATCCAGGATATATTTCTGTAACTCAACCGTCTGTCCGGGTCGTTGTATTCGTTCCAACAAATGATCCACACTACTCTGAAACTTATGATCAGTCTGATATAAATCAACACTCTTCATACCTTCAATATTGTCCACAGCCAATGGCTTCAAGGCCTTGGGTAAGTTTTCCAATCGCATTTGTGGGCGGCCTGACTCTAGTATAGTCAGCCACCAGTTTTGAGGTTGATATTGCTGTAACAGAGTCATCTGTTGCCAACCCAGTATACTGATGGCACTGCATACTGTGTTGAAATTAAAGGAGATATTGCGATCCTGAAGTATGGTCATGTTGTCTAAAAATTTACGCCATTGCTTGGGGTACCTGACATACTCCTCAGTTTTGCCCCAACTGTCCACTGACACCACCAGACTGATATTAGGCATGGCTGTCATGGCCGCCAGTACATCAGCTCTGAGACTGGTTAAATTGGTGTTGATGCTGACATGTCCTGGATAGTTATTCAAGGCCAGATAGGTCAACAGGTCAGTGTATTCGTCAATGATCAGTGGTTCTCCACCAGCAAAGTATACTCTTTTGGACTGCAGAACTTCTGCTGGCTCGATATCCAACTTATATTCAGTAATGGGTATATTGAGCTCTTTCTTCCAGAGAGAACTGAATTCTGGACCACAACTGATACAACTCAGGTTACATTTACCGTTGTAACGCAGATCGTAATACATACGTTGTCCAGCATCACCAGGTTGCCAATCCTGAAAGAATTCACGACTGCCTGAGTTATTCAGCCATTCCTGATTGGCATTTTGTCTGGCACTGACAACCCCATTGGCTTCTGTTTTATAACAGGAGTTGCAATGTGGTAGCTGTTCACCGGACCACATACGTTGCCGTAGATCATTGCGATCAGCATCGTTAAAGTCGCCAGTCAACGGTATGCCACTGGAATAGCTCTGACAGCACATGTATTTTTTACCATCCAGACTACGATAGTCATGTATCCAGGGCAGGGTACAGAAGGCACTATTGTTGCTCAGTGCCAGTAGATCATTTTTCATTGATCGATGCTGGTCAGTTCCACCAAAGTGGCTGAAAGATTGATTTCCTGATCTGTCACCAAGGGAACATTGGACAGACCTTTGCTAATTGCCAAAATCGCCAGGTCCTGTTTTTCCACGTCCCGGCTCCATATATCTAAATTATCGTACATCCAACGAAATACGCTGTCCATATCTTCCATACTGGCTTGAGTGCATATAAGTTGCCGAGCTTCTCTGATGTTGCCGGCTTTGAACATATCCACTGCATCCAGTCTCCAATCTTTCACTTCCATGGAATCGGTATTACTGGGCACTGATAGAGTTCCAGTCACTGATTTTTTCTGTATCATGTGCAGACATCTACGCAGGTCTGGATAGGTTGCTTTGACATAGGTGTCCAGAGTGTCCAGATCAAATTCGATATTTTCAGTCATCAGCACAGTAGCCGCACGAGCAGTAAATTCTGTTACATCAGGTTTGGAGATATGAATACGGCCTTGCTCACAACGACTTTTTAATGCCGGCATAATTTTGTTGGGATAATTACATGTCAGGATAAATCTCACGCTGGAACTATAGCTTTCGATCAGATTACGCAATGCTGGTTGAACACTATGAATATTCATATAATCGGCTTCGTCAATCAATACTACCTTTATGTTACCAAAAGGCATGGTTTGACAAAACGGTTCCAGTACATCAGTAACCCACTCAATCTTACGAGCTTCCTTACTACCATTGGCTTCTAAAATGTCATAGCCTTCGATGCCCAATTCATTGATTAATACTTTGGCCAGGGTGGTCTTGCCAGTGCCGGCGCTGCCGCTTAACAGAATGTCCGGGATATACTGATCACGAATCCAGGATTCGATCAGAGTTTTTTGTTCAGGATCAGTGAATACATAATCCGCCAGTGTCTTGGGACGATACTTTTCAGTCCATGCCTCTTTCATTGAACTTCCTTTTATTGATTAGTAGAGTGATTTCTTTTGTGCCGGTACGGCGGTCGAGATGGTATCATCTGCCGCTGGCGGCTCATCAGATACAAAAATAATATTTTTAGGATCCACACGACGCAATGTCATGGCTTCACCCTGTACTTCCACTTCAATTCCACGTGTCCAGCGTCCGTGTTCCACGAACACCCACTCACCAGCTTTGACATCAGTCTGTCCATGGCCCACCGCATATACCTGTGCCCAACGTGGGCGAATACCGGATGTGTGTCCGTCGTCATTGATTAGCAATACCCCACTGCTGAGTTTGCGGCCAGCAAAATTCATATCCCTGACGATAACATAATCCTTCAGGGCTGTCAATTTGTCGATTTTAGTTGCGAATATGCTCATATTAGATACGGGTCGGTCCCTTGGGTTGGTTGGGTGGAGTCAATAGATCCTGTGTGACTGTGACTTCACGTGCAATACTATCGGCAAAACTACCACGCAGTGGAGGTGCTGCCGGTGCTGGTTCTTGAGCCAGTGGTACAACATCTGGGCCCACTGCTGGCGGTGGTACAGCTCGGCCCTGTTTGACACTGGCCCCTGCCTGACGTTGTGCTTCTTCTACTGCATGAGCATTGTTGTTGGCCACTGGTGTGTGCATTTTGTAGAACTTATCCATGCTCTGATTGCGACCCACAGCAACCTGCCCGCCTGGTCCCAATTCGTCACCGCGAGCATTGACCTTCATGTTGCCCACTGCAATGGAATCTTCATTGTTCAATCTCAGATTGTCAATGTCGACATTTTTACCCTGTGCTGTTCTGTAAATTTTTCCCATCATGTACTCCTTTGATAATATTTATAGGCCGTTCAGCTCTATTTTAAGAATTCTGTGATGTCCAGATCGAAATACATACTGTCGATCTTGTGAACGCCTATCAAGTATAACACATAACTAGCCACGCTGCTACCCCGACCCACGCCCCATACCACCGAATTCTGCCGCATGGTGTCCACAAAGTATTTCATATATCTGAGCAAGGGGAACATGTCACGTTCCTGATATAACAATAGCTCTTGTGCTACTCTTTGCAATTTGGCATCAGTGTCGCACTGGTCCAATATCCAGGCTGCTATGTCCATCTGATTGTATTCTGCAGGCATATACCAGTGTGTCTGTTGTTCGTAGTCAAATGCCTCCACTGTGTCGTTGTACAGTATGTCTATGGGCATCTGATATTGCTGTATGTGTGGCAGATCGCTATAGGTTACTGACACTGATTTATTGTATTGATCAGCATCTGTCACCAGAAACCTGGTCAGATCCAATTCAGGATTTATATACAACAGGTCACATAACTCCTGTGTAGTGGTATGTGCTTGTCCAAATTTATCGTAGTTCATTGTATATCAATAATACCGCCGAAGCCTTTGCCTTCAGCTGCCATCTTTTTATTCAATTCAGCCATCTGACGGCTGTTGCGGATCTGGATCTCATTCTGATAATCTTCCATGATCATCTGAAGCTGTGGGATCACACTCTGTGGACCAAACCTATATGCCTGATTAAATCTCTTGATCAGGTCAGCGTATTTCTGATGTACTTCGTCGTCAGTCAGTGTGGATAAGTTGGTGCCCAGTGGGTGCATGTTATTCTTCAACTCCGAAATGTTCTTTGATCATTTGAGCAATTTCAGGTGGAGTATATTGCCGCCTCTCCCCTGAAATACCACCAGTCCAATACCCACCATTTACAATGACCTTACTACATTCTAGGACAACCGCCTCAGCAATTTCATATAACTCTGAATCATGAAACATGCCGTGGTCAGTAATCATCTGTTTAATTCGTTCGTTCATTATAGATCTCCGGCTTGCCGATTCTCTGAGTAGTGGGGATCAAAGTCACCATCAGGATAGCGGGCTCGGAGTTTGTTGACGTTCTCGGCGATGACGTCATCGGGATCCAAGTTCAGGGCACGGCAAGCGTTGACCCAATACCACATGATGTCACCCAGTTCACGTTTCATATGATGCACGTTTTCTTCATTCAATGGTTTGCCCTGGAACAGCATCTTCTTGGGAATCTCACAGAACTCACCGGACTCTGCAGCCAGGCCCAGACAGGCAGTGATTAGCAATGGCACATTGACAAATGCATCACTCTGATCCAGATGATCACAACGGTTCATAAATGTGGTTAGATCGTTGCTGGGCTCGCTGGTAACAGCAGCAACAAATTCAGAATACTTTGTTAAATCAATTGGCATAATAGAAAACTCCCAGTGTCCACAGTATAAACTGATGCAATCTGGGAGTCAAGGGTTATGAAGAAATTACCAACCAGCTGATGTAATGGCCACACGCTTCCAGGTATTGGTTGCTGTACAGACGTAGATGTAATTGGTGTCAGCAGCAATTTGCCCGGCTACGCCCACGGCAGTGGGTCCGGTAGGTGTTGTTGGCTTGGTAATGATGTTGCCGTAAAATTTCACACTCTGATCGTTTTCCACACCCACCGCCTGAGCCAATGAACCACCATCGACCTTGGTGTATACAGTGACGTTGCCGCCCAGACCATAACTCACGTTGGAACCAGTGGCATGGAAGTTGATGCTGCTGACCTGTGTGAATACATTGCCAGAACCGTTGCCAGTGAATGCCATGCCTTCCACAAATCCCAGATAATCTCCACTCTTGACCGCATTGTTGGCGCCAAATGTGGTGTTGGCCACGATGTTGCCACGGGCCGCTGTTACAGAATATCCACTCACCACGCCCTGATCAGTCGATTGATAGCTGACGTTGGCCAATTGTAGATTGCCCACAGTCACAGCATTATAACCGCCCAATGCACTAATTTGATTTACGCCTGCATTTTCAATCTGTGTTTGTGCCGTGGTCAGACTGGTATCATATCCCAGGAAGAAAGCACCATTGACGGTTCTGTTGTAATAAAATCCCGGGTGGCGCAGACTGTTGAGATTGCGTGACAGGTCACGAATCATGATGTTCTGACCATTGTCCAGGGACGTAAATTCCAGTACATAATCACCAGCAGCATCAAAACTGATGACACCAGCGTCGTTGTATCCGGCGATGTCGGCAATGCCCATGGTGACACCAGGGTTGGTGATGGGCACTGTCACGCTGTTGGCCGGATCAGTTATGGATATCCATAGAACCAGACGTCCCTGAACAGGTGTTGCTGGCCAACCAGTGAAGGCCAGAGTAATATCACCATCACTCTCTACATATTGGATATTACCATTGGCATAATCCAGTGTGACAGTACCAGATATCAGACCCTGGTTATATGTGATTTCGTAGAACGATTTTAATGCAGGTTGATATAATGTGCTACCACCCATGTCATTACTGAGGGTTCCACCAGTCAGGCTGGTTTTCAGTATGGCTTTGTTTTGCAGATCTTCGATTTCAGATTTGGCATAGCCCAGGTTGTTGCGAAGGTTGGTGAAGTTGTCGCGAAAGCCCTGGCTGGT